AGCTAAAGAAATTGCTTCCGGCAATATGCTTTAGCGGAACATTCAACAAGCGATCTGATGATGCAATCACTGAGCACAGTGGTCTAATATGTTTAGACTTCGATGGCTACGAGCGTCAGAAGGATTTGCTAAACGACAAGGAGACATTTACAAAGAACAAGTATGTATACTCTGTCTTTATATCTCCATCAGGTAATGGCCTAAAGGTATTGGTTAAGATACCTGCAGATGCTGAGAACCACACCAACTACTTCAATAGCTTAGAAAGATACTTCAACTCCCCATACTTCGACAAGACATCCAAAAACATTAGTCGTGTGTGCTACGAGTCATACGACCCGCTCATCTACATCAATGAGCATTCATCACTATGGGACAAGATTGAGGAACCTGAGTACAATGAGGTGGTCAAGCACAGAGATGCGCCAACCATTCCAATCACTGACGAGAACAAAATCGTTGACATCTTGGTCAAGTGGTGGATCAAGAAGTACCCAATGGTTGAGGGTCAGCGTAATGCAAACGTATTTGTCTTGGCATCAGCGTTCAATGACTTCGGTGTCAACAAAAGCTTAGCGGCATACGTGCTCAACCAATACGCCACACAAGACTTTGACATCGGTGAGATACAGCGCACTATTGACTCAGCATATGCACGAACGCAGAACTTCGGTACCAAGTACTACGAGGATGAGGAGCGCATTAATCAGATACGAGCTAAGCTAAGACGTGGTGTATCGCGCAAAGAGATACGCAATCAGCTCAATGATACCAACCTTGATGGTGACGTCATTGAGTCAGTGCTCAATAAAGTTGAGGAAGAGAATTCAAAGCAGACCTTTTGGACCAAGAACGAAAAGGGCGCTATTAAAATAGTACACATCCTGTTCAAGCAGTTCTTGGAAGACAATGGGTTCTATAAGTACTGCCCTGAAGGTGGTAAGAACTATGTCTTTGTGAAGGTCACCAACAACCTCATTGACCATACATCAGAGAAAGAGATTAAGGACTTCGTGCTCAACCACCTCATTGAGTTGGATGACATGACAATCTACAACTACTTCGCTGACAACACACGGTTCTTTAAGGAAGAGTTCCTATCGATGATCAATACCATTGACATCTACTTCATTGAGGATACCCGCAACGCATCATACCTATACTACCGCAACTGTGCCGTCAAGATATCTAAGGGCGAGATTATGCCAATTGACTACTTAGACCTTGGCGGATATGTTTGGAAGGACCACATCATTGACCGCAACTATATTGGATGCGAGCTTGGTGTCTGTGACTTTAGAACATTCATCAGCAACATCTGTGGTAATGACGAGAGTCGTGTTGCATCAATGGAGAGTACAATTGGTTTTATGCTGCACGCATACAAGACTCGTGAGTACTGCCCGGCAGTTATCTTAAACGATGAGGTCATTAGTGACAACCCTGAGGGTGGTACAGGCAAGGGTCTATTCATGAACGCACTTAGTCAGATGAAGAAGGTCGTCACCATTGACGGTAAGTCTTTTACATTTGAGCGTAGCTTCGCTTATCAGTTGGTATCAGCAGATACACAGATACTTGTGTTCGATGACGTCAAGAAACACTTTGACTTCGAGCGCCTGTTCAGTGTAGTAACTGAGGGTCTAACGCTAGAGAAGAAGAACAAGGATGCAATCAAGATACCATTTGAGAAGTCACCTAAGATTGCCATTACTACCAACTATGCCATCAAGGGGAGTGGCAATTCATTTGCACGTCGCAAGTGGGAGTTAGAGCTTCATCAGTATTACTCGAAAGAGTTCACTCCTTTGGATGAATTCAAGAAGCTGATGTTCGGTGATTGGGGTGATGATGAGTGGTGTCAGTTCGACAACTACATGATAGGTTGCTTGCAGGGATACCTCAACACAGGATTAGTTAAGAGCAAGTTTGTCAATCTCAATGTTCGTCAGCTATCAGCTGAGACCTGCCACGATTTTATTGAGTGGTGTGGGTTGGTTGACAATGCAGCACCAAACACATTGCTTGACCCGGGTAACCGAGTGTACAAGCAAGACCTATACAATGAGTTCATCTCTGAGTATCCTGACTACGGTCCTAAGTCACGCATGACAATTAGCCGTACACGTTTCTACAAGTGGCTTACAGCATATGCTATGTTCAAGGAAGGTGTGCCACCTGAAGAGGGTCGTGACCAACAAGGACGATGGATACGCATCAGACGTAAGCATGAACTTGAATACCAAGATACAATGCCATTCTAATGGCTATGGACTACAAGGGCTTGGATGTTATTGATCGCATCCCAAGCTACTCCAATGAAAAGATGTTGCAATATAGCGAGCAACTACACAAAGTGATGACCAAAAAAGTTCCTGTAAAAGTTGGCAGAGGTAAGTCTGCTCGCATTGAGTATGAGCTAAAGTACAAACACAATGGGCACATCATTGAGAAGATGGAGAACAGCATCAAATACTACAAACATTTATACGAAAACGAAATGAGTAATACTATCGAACTAAGGCAGTACCAAAAGGACATTGTTGAGAAGGCGTGTGAGATTATCAGAGTAAACAAATTTGTTTACTTGGCAATGGAGGTTCGAACCGGCAAGACTCTTACAAGCCTGAGCATATGCGACAACTTAGAGAATGTGAGCAACGTGCTCTTCCTTACAAAGAAGAAAGCAATCAAGTCCATTACTGATGATAGTGAGAAGATAGGAGGTGACTACAACCTCCACGTCATAAACTACGAGAGCATTCACAAACTACCTGACGTCAAGTGGGACGTAGTTGTTTTGGATGAGGCGCATGGCATGGGAGCATTCCCTAAGCCAAGTGGACGCGCATCAGCAGTCAAGAGTCTAATTGCTAAGAATGGCTCACGTGTAATACTTCTCTCAGGGACACCAACTCCTGAGTCATACTCGCAGATGTTCCATCAGGTATATGGCATACCAACAAACCCATTTAGAGCCTACAGCAACTTCTACAAGTTTGCTAAGGACTATGTGGATGTGAAGCAGCGCAAGATAAACGGCCTGATGATCAATGACTATTCAGCAGGGTACCAAACAATCATTGACAAGATGATACCATACACCATACGGTTTTCGCAAAGTGATGCAGGATTTGTAGTCAAGACTACTGAGAAGATTATTGAGGTACCGGTTGACCCTAAGGTCAAGAGTATGATTTCAATTCTTAAGAAGAACTTAGTCGTTCAGGGTAAGGAAGAGGTCATACTTGGTGACACGTCTGTCAAGTTAATGAGTAAGTTGCATCAGATGTACAGTGGCACTGTTAAGTTCGAGAGTGGCAACAGCATGGTGCTTGCTGCAACTAAGGCTGAGTACATTGCTGACAACTTCAGCGACAAACGAGTTGGCATCTTCTACAAGTTCAAGGAAGAGCTTGAGGCTATCAAGTCAGTGCTTGGTGACAATGTGGCCACAACACTTGAGGACTTTGACAATGACAAGTGTCAGCACATAGCGCTGCAGATTGTGTCAGGGCGTGAGGGGATATCTCTGAGGAGAGCTGACTGCTTGGTGTTCTATAACATTGACTTCAGTGCCACATCATATTGGCAGGCTCGTGATAGAATGACAACTAAAGACCGGGAGGAGAACCATATCTATTGGCTTTTCTCAGAAGGAGGCATTGAGCACCTTGTGTACAAGGCAGTATCCAAAAAGAAAGACTACACAGTATCACATTTTAAACGAGACATTTTAAATCAAGAGTAATATGACACCAAAAGAAAAAGCAAAAGAGTTAGTAAAAAAAATGGAACGACCAATGGATGGCGTTTCTATTTTCAGGCTTGCGGCTAAAAAACTCGCATTGATTGCAGTTGATGAAATCATTTATGCCGATTGGTATATACCAACTTTCGAAGATTATAAAAAATGGACATCTTATTGGAAAGAAGTCAAACACGAAATCGAAACGATATGAAACATAATTTTAAATCAACAATAAAGTTCATAACTTTATAGTTATATGACTGAACAGCAAATCCAATCTAAACTCATTAAAGAGCTTGAGGCTCAGGGGTATTACGTGATTAAGTTAATAAAAACAAACAAAAATGGGATACCTGACCTGCTTGCAATACCAAAGAAGAGCGATGTTGAGTTCTATGAGGTAAAGACAAGCGTGGGTAAGGTGTCTGAGTTACAAAAGTATAGACATAAAGAATTAGAAGACCATGGGATCTACGTTGAGGTATACAGAGGGTAAGGCAGTGTTGTTTGACATTGATTACCCATTTCAAAAAAAAGTAAAAAAGTATTCTGAAGAGACAATAAAACAGATTGTCTTTCAGATTGTGGACAATGTAAATTCATTTCCAAAAGATAATGAGTACACTCAGGATGTTTACGGAGTAATAAAGGGTAAAGACCCTTTGTTCTTTATGATTGAATACCTGAACGAAGAAAATGAGATACCATTATTGGTAGACTTCTTGGAAGTTACAGTAGATGAATACTTAGATGCAATTAACGAAAACAAACACTTAAAAGAATTATGACCAACGCAAGCTTTGAAACGACAAAAACACTTGAATTTGTATCTGACTTCTTAGGTTTTGACTTAACTCAAAAGTGCAGAAAGAGATACATAGTCGAGGGACGAATGATGTATGCCAAGCTGATGAAGCGATATACAAATGTGTCTTTATCTGACATTGGACGTGCAATTGGTAAAGATCATGCCACTGTTATTCATTATATTAATAACTTTGCGTATATAAAGAAATCTGACGATCACTTTTCCTCTAAGTTTGACATGATGGCAGACACCTATGAAGAGTTTCGAGAGACATGGTTTGATGATGTAAAGTTTGATGACAAGAGAAAGATTAAAGTTCTTGAGTCGTCACTCAAAGAATTAGTAGAAAGAAAAAATGAATACGAACGATACTTCAACAAGATTAAACGCATTGACTCAATTATTCAGCTTATTGAACAGAGGACACCAAAGGGAGAAGAGGAGTACGTCGAATCAAAGATTAATAGAATGTTTAACTCCATAATATTTAACCCATAGATGGCAAAAGGCAGCGGTATAGAGAGAGCTAAACTCATCCTTGTTTACATGGACCGTATACACGACTGCCTAGATGACATCTACGAAGCTCTAGTTGACCGTGAATACCAAAAGTTTAGAGACGAGGTAGAGTCAGCAATTGAGCATCTTGAGAATTTACTTGAGAAGAAAGATGACTTATTTCGAGACAGAAGAGGATAGACTACGAGAGAAAAAAGCAATTGAACGCTTCGTATCTATCTTCGATGGCAAATACCAAAAGTTAGACGATTATGATATCGACTACAAAGTATTTGACAGTAAGGGAACTCTTATCTCATACGTTGAGGTAAAGGGTCGCAAGAAAAATATTGCCAATGCTTATCCGCTGCCGGTCGGCTGCAGGAAACTACTGAAGCTTATTGACAAGCGCCTAAATCCTGTGGTGATTTGGGCCTGCGATGATGGCATCATCTATGGTGAGATAAAGAAACTCAAAGGTAAAGTCCTATTCAGCGGTAGGCCAAATAGATCAGGTGCAGTTAATGACGATGAACTAATGGCCTACTATGACAAGCAGAAAGCTTTCAAATATATCCGCTACGATTAGTTTTCTTTTTCTTTGATAAACTCATCACCACCATTCTCCATCTCACTGATGTTTGATTTACCCATGGTACTCTTAATGAATCCAAGTTCATTGATAAGCTCATCGTAGTCAACACCTAACCTGTTAGCTGAGTTAATCAAATCCATTAGCTCCTTAGCTTTAGCAGCATACTTTTCATTAGCTCTTATCAAAGACTCTTCTGTTTTTTTATTTTGCTCCTGAATATCCTTTTTAGTAGCATTAGGGTCTTCTTCAATGTCAAGACTCTTGTAATACTCAGAGTTGTAAATCTTTCTGATATCTTTGAATGACTCATCAAACTCAGCAAGTTTATATCCAAACTGCTCCTTAACATCTGACTTTCTTACTTTAAGACCTGTTGCATCTCCAAAAGCAATTTGACTTAGTGATTGTTCACTAGCAGCCGCTTTTCTTATTGACGTTATTGTTCCCGGCTCAACAACTTTATACACATAATCTAATATTTTATCTGCCTTCTGAGAAAACGAATCTTCTTCGTTATAGATTGGCTTTCCGAAGTCATTCTCATTTCCTTTCAATTGAATAGCAAGGTTGGTTAAGATATCCGGGCCTTGGAATTGACCAACTAATTCAAGTGTTGATTGCTTGAATGAGTCAAGTAAGTCATCTCCTTTTAAAAATGCATTGAGTGCTTTGTTGATACCACCGTGTGGATCAGATGCACTAAAGTCAATGTACTCAATCTGACCATCAGCTGCTTTTAATATGATAAGGTCAGAGTTCTGAGACCAAGGCGGTAAGAAACTTCTTACGTCCTTCTCTTTTTTCTTCTCATCATCATCATCAAATAAAGCACCAAGCGCACCTCCAATACCTGTTCCTGCTGCGTATCCTAAGTAAGATAGCATAGCTGTCTTAGCGGCAAGATAGGAAGACGCACCTGCAACTCTCCTTGCTCCAATTTTCTTGATTTTTTTATTCTTTGAACTAAGTTCATCTTTAGCTAAAGCAATTGTATTGTAAGCAGTACGATATGATTCAGCTTGGAATGATATGAACGATCCAATAAACAATGGGAATCTTCTGAGTCTCTTGATACCCTCAGGTATTCTACTGTATGTTGGATATGTGTTCTTCACATTATTTGCTGCGATGTCAGATACCTCTTGCTTTTCTTTATCAGTCAATTGGTCTTTTGACTTGTTGTAAAGCGCATCAGCATATCTATTCATCTCAGTCTCATAGGCTGCAATTTTAAACATATCATCTTCAGCTTGATATGCATCTTCCATAGCAGATATGATTTTAGATGACCTTGATGATATTGCTTGTCTGATTTTACCCATCACTCCTTTGCGCTTCTTCATTGACAATCTTCTTTCTAAGAAGCCATCCATGTCAGCATCCTTGAACATATCTCTAATCTCATTGATTCCCGCTCCCTGACGCATGATACCTGCCTTGATGTACTCATCAATCTTGGCTTCTACCTCAGGCTTACTCATTGTCTTAAGGTCTTGTGCAACAACTTTTACTGCCTTACCAATCTCAATGAGACTGTGTCCGTTTACAGCAACAAATCCTAAATTAGAAAATATGTTCTTGGCATGAGTTGCGACAGATCCAATTGTCTTAAGCCACTTCACCAAACCCATTGCTTTGTAGTAAACCTTGATTGCTTGTTGAGCCCAATGATCTTCACCTTGTTTACCATTATATAAATCAAATGCCTCAGCAATCTCAGGAGTGGTCATAAGACCATTCAATGGTGACATTGTATCACTTCCCTCAGAAGCAATCTCAGTGTCAAATCCTTTAGGTCTTTGCGAGTCATTCTTCTCAAAGAAGAACTTACCCATACCTGCCTCTTTGACTTGCGTCAAGAACTGATGTCTTGCAACAAGACTTGAAATGTTTAACACTGTTCGTGCATAGTTCATTGCAGGGTCAGAATATTCACCCATAAGCATTCTAATCTGCTCAGGAATCTCTTTCCTTTCCTTTAATGTAGAAAGGTCCTTAGAGCCAAGCTTTGCCCCTTTAACCAAAGCTCCTGTCTCAGCGTCAGCAAAATATTCATCAATCTTATTATCAACCAATATATCTAGCGCTTCATTAATAGTTGTTCCGGTACGAGCAGCTTCAGCTTTAGCCAATGAAATCATACCCGGTTCTGTTCTCAAGAAGTTCTTAGCAGCTTGAAGTTCTTGTTCTCCTACTTTCTGTCTGAAGTTTTTGTTATCAAAAATTTCATAAGACCTTGTGATGTAGGATCCCATGTTCTCTCTAATGGCATCAGCCATATCTCCTTCAACAGCACCTGTTGTAATAAGCATTTCAGATAGTCTGTCAATGTGATTACGCATCTCATTAGCCAATGCTGCAAATCCTGCAGGAAGTTGGATTGACTTGTCACCTCTTAACGCTTTGTCGAAAGCTTTCAATAGAAGTTCTTTGTCACCGGTAAACTTATCGAATAGGACACCAAACTTCTTAGCTGTCTTAGCAGCGCGATTCGCTTCAGCAGATATCTCACCCTCCATTTTTTCTTTGTAGGTAAACCCAATCTTTGGAAGCAATCCTTTAGATGTAAGGAACTTTTGCTTGAATCTTTTAGCACCATCAACAAATCTACCTACGAGTCCTTTGACTCCTGACTTCATAAATACCTTCTGCTCCTTGGTATAGTACTTAGATAGCGCTTCAGTCATCTCCTTATTGGTGAATCCTGCAGCCTTTCCTTCTTGTCTAATATCAGCATCAGTCTTTCCTGCCTTGATGCCATCATCAACAATTTTATCAGGACTTGTTGTCTTCTGTTTTCTTACAGCAAACTGACTTTTTTGTCTTTCTTTATATTCAGCAAACTGACTTTGTTGTCTTTCTCTATATTGTTTTTCTAATTGTTCATTCCCATCAAAACTTGCTTTACCTCTAGCAACAGGTTTTAATTTACCTAAGTCTTTTATTTTATTATTAAACCAAACTGCACTACCTATTGATTCAAGATCCCCTAAATCTTTTACATTTGAGTTTACAAAATAAGCGTTTCCTCCTATTTTCTTTAATTTTCCTAAATTCTCTATTTTAGTATTTTGAAAATCGACATTGCCTCCAATTAATTCAAGTTTGCCTAAACTTTTTAGATTTTTATTTGAAGATACGAAGAAATTTTTACCTACTTCTGTAAGATTGCCTAAGTCTTCTATTGAAGATTCAAAAGCAATGTTTAAGGAACCTCCAACTTTTTTAAGATTACCTAATGTTTTTAATTTAGTACTTTTACCTTCTGCAAGGAAATCACCACCTACAAATTCTAAATCTCCTAAATCTTCAACTTCTGAAAATTCAAGATCAATAGTCCCTCCAACTTTTTTAAGATTACCTAAAGTTGTAACTCTAGAGTCTTGAAAGTTAGCATCACCACCTACTTCTTTTAAATTACCTAAATCATCAACTCTTGAATCTCTTAACCGAAGAGATCTACCTACAAACTCTAAGTTTCCTAATGAATATAAATTAGCTCTTCTAAAATCTGCAACTTCTCCAATTCTTTTTAAGTTACCTAAATCTGAAACTTTTGAATCTCTAAATTCAGCTCTTCCTCCAATTTCTTTTAAGCTTCCTAAATTTCTAATATTTGATTCTTTAAGTATTAAATTACCTCCAATTGATTCAATACTTTTTATTTCTTTTACTGATGAATCAGTGTTAAATTCAACACTACCTGAAATTGTTTTTACTTTTCCTCCATCAAAATTATCGTAAGCAATAACATTACCAATTATAACTTGAACATTTTTTATTTGCTCATTTCTATCAATATCCCAAGATGAAAATGGATTCTGCTTAATTAAAAGTAATGTATCATCTTTAATATCAGCTTTACTATTTGCAACACCGAAAGAGAATTTTGCATCTTTAAATTTATCCTGTAGTGTTTGAACAAGACCATTCTCCCCATAGTCAACTGAGAATTTATCCTTGTCTTTAAGGATGTCAATATAATTCATGACATCGTCCATATTAAGAACTTTATTGTCAATCTTATCAGTAAGGTCTTTTACCTTGGTGTTGTAAGCAATTGAGTCCAACCACTTCTTACCGCTATCATTAGGTATCTTCTCCTTTAAGAATTTATCAGCAACCGGTAGCATATCAGCCTCAAGATCTTGCTTAGAAGAAGCATTACCTCTGACCTCAGCAACCTCATCGCCTTTCATTCTTACAGCAATTCTCGGATCAAAGTCGCCCTGCTGATTCTCTGTAACATATACGTAAAAGTCACCATAACTCAATTGGGCTAGAGCATTTGTTTTTGTACACCAATAGGTGTTCTGAACTAACTGTGATAACTTATTAGCATTGTCTTGAAGTTCTTGATTACCAAGATTTTTTCCTCCGTCAAATTTAATCCACTTGCCATCTTTAGTAGATGAGAACTCAGCTGACTCGACAATGTTTGCTGAGTTATCAGCTTGAATTTTCACATAGTCTTTTAGCAACTCATTACTATCGCTTACATAAAGCGTAGCTAATGTTCCTGCATCAAATGGAGTGAAGTTTCTTATAGTCTTGGCTGTTCTCTTTTGGTATCGATCTGACTTAAGATCATAATTGTTTGTCAATACAGCATCAAGTATTAAATACTTAAATGCAGGTGTATAATCAGATTGACCTAAGTATCTCTCCCATTGGTTAGCTGTCTCCACCTGAGCTCTTCTATACTCATTAATAACATTGTCTCTTTCAGACCCCGGTTTTAAGGCTCTTTTTGCACGCTCAATCTGATCGTTAGAGTAGCCTTGATTAACCATAGTATCAATCTCATTTTGTATTGCTTGGTCAATTGCAGGGCTATCTTCTCTAAAGATATAGTCTGTAGTATTCTTTACAAGACCATCAAACTCTTTTTGTATTCTCTCAAGGATTGACTTCTTGTCAAAATTAGTTCCCTGAAGACCAATCTGCTTGATAGCCTGTGCATCATACTTATTCTCAACGCCCGCTCTCGCATACTTAATAGCTTCTTGGTCCGTCAAGTTGATGAGACCTTTCTGTTTTCTTACAGCAGCATCACCCTCTTTCTGTTGGCCTACTTCACGAGCTTCAATCTCTTGACCCGTCTCAACCTTTCTTGATAAGGTGTTCATAAACTGAATAGCCTCACGGTCTGTCATTTCTTTGAGACCAATAGCTTTAGCTAATCTGTTTAAGAATCGAACGATAATGTTCTTGGATGCAGGCGGCAACTGTTTGTAGTTGTCTGCCAATATAGCAAACAACTCAGATAACTTCTCTTCGTTCTTGATGTTCTCGTCATAGTTACTCTCAAATTCTTCTAAATAACTCATAAGCTCAGCAGTACCCTCAGCTTTCTTGAGTGACTTACGAACTGAGTTAATCATTGAACGAGTTAGTCTTTGTGCCTCAACATCTGTATTGACTCTTGATAATATCAAAGCATGGAATACCTCGTGAGGTACCGTTCTATTGGTTGCCTTCTCAAGGTTGATATGTATCTGACCTGTCTTACGATCATATAGACCACCTTCTGATAGTCTTCCGTCCATATCTTTTGTTGCCTCAACAAATGCCTCAGGTGTTGCGTGAACAACAATCTTAACCTTTGGCAATACTTTAGCAATTGCCTTGGCAGCTCTTGTAATTTGTGCAACAACTTTCTCCTTTCCTACGTTACGTATTTTCGCTGCAGTAAAGTCATTCTGTGTAAGCACATTGTTTTGTTGAGTAAGATCATCCAATGTCTGCTCAACCTGTGGCACTTCCTGCACCTCAATGGTCTCAATCTTTGCAGTTGGAGCTGCTTGTACAGTAGGTTGTACAACTTCAGCTGCTTCTTGTGTAGTAGCTAACCCTGCATCTATTAACTGTTGCCCGGTAAATGTAAGCTTTAGTTTGGTTTTAGCATTCTTGCCTCTACCTACTTTGGTTTCTGATTTACCTGTTGGTTCAACTCCTTTGAGTTCAGCAGGGACATCATTTTCTGATTCATATTCAAATGAATATCCTTCTAATGGATTTACAGTTAACTTTTCAGAAGGTTGTACAACTTCCGCAGCAGGTGCTTGCTGTTCTTCTTGAGTAGGAGTTAACTGATTTAAGAACTCAGTATAAGTACCTCCATCATTTTTTCTAGCTTCAGCATATGCTATTGGGTTAGCTTCAAGCTCAGCTGAAAGACCTTGCTTTTCTTCTTGCGTAACAGTATCTCCAAGATTGTTTATTGATTCCCTCTCCGTTTCAACAAAGCTATCTATAACGCTTTGCCTCTCTTCTTCACTGAGCTCTGTTTTAGCTTGCTCGACTTGAGTTTTTTCTCTGACAGTTTTTCCGGTAGTCCTTTGAGTTTCTGATTCGGGTACTCTTTCCTCCACTTCCGTGCCAACTCCGGCTCCTGACTGAACAGGAACCGCATCTGCGCCTTGCTCTTGAACGGCATAACTTAATCCTTTTAATTGTTCGTTAATCTCAGCGACTCTATCCTTTTGTTTTGCAACAAGGTTAGGGTCTTTATCTTTTATTTCTTTATCTAAACTTTCTCTTTCCATCAATAACCCAAAGGCTTCCCTTTGAGCTCCGACTGAAAAGTTCGTTGGTATTTGTCTTAGTGCAGGATACGCTTCATTGATGGATTTTATTTCCTCATCAGCTTGTTCCCTTGTTATTTGATTATCCTCAACCTTTTTATTTATTGAAGATATAGCTCCCTCACGGGCATCATCATTTAATATGATATCTCTATATACAGCAAATCTATTATTTGAAACTTTGTTTGATATAGGTTCTACTACACCGACTGATGCTGTACTACCCATACCACCGGCTACAGCTCCAACAAGAAATGCATTACCTGATTCTTTTAATAGCTGCCCTATACCTTCAGTAGTTGATAGGTCAGCAGCATCTTTAAAGAATTTATTCTGTACAATTTGATTGTATATTTCTTTGGATACAGTACCACCACCTTCTTCCTTGGCTTTGTCTAATTGGTTTGATTGGATGATTCTATTAGCTATATCCTTTTCTACTCCTTCAAAAATCTGCTGAGTAAACTCGGTACCACCCTCAACTATACCTGCACCTGTAATCTTAAGCATTCCATTAGCTACGCTCGCTGCAACACTTTTGTCAATTGCACTTTTAATTTCTAATAGCGAAGCGTTTTTTGGAAGAGAGCTAAATGTCTTTGACATGATATACTCAGAAAACATTCCGAGCGTTTTGTTTTTTGCAGCGCCTGTAGCGACTTTAGCTCCTAACTTCTCAAGAGCTCCAATGACTAGACCATAAGGTACAGACATTATTTTCTTTTCATTTTCGCTCAATGCATCAAATTGAGGACCTCTCATTTGGTCTTCAAGTGCATTGTATGACATTGCAAAGAATCCTGCATTAGTTCCTGCGGTAGCAAGACCACCACCTACAGCTCCTAAGCTTTCTCCTATCGCAAAAGCGGCTTGTTCTATAACTCCTCTATCAGTTGACTTTGCATATTCTTCAGTAGTTCCCATACCAAATGCATCAGGAACACTTCTTAAAACTTGATTTGCTTTGTTTTTTACTGATTTCTGAATTTCATTTTTTATCTCATCATCACTGAATCCTAACTCTTTTAGCCTTTCATATTCACCCGGTGTAATTGCATCTGCAAGAGTTTTAGCATCTGTTACAGCTGCTGCTCCTGAAATACCAAAATCAATCAATGCCTGAGATACATCTGTCAATCCCTCTCCAACACCTCTAAGAACAAGACCCGTAAGGCTACCTTGCTTCTCTCTTTCAGCAGCAGTAATGACATTGGCTTTTTCTAAATTATTTGTAAGCTTATCAATCTTTTCAGCTTTACGAATGACGCTTGACATAATGTCTCTTCTTTGCGTCAAAGAATTACGTTCATTCTCAAGCTCTGATGATCTTGCATCAAAATCAGCCTTAGACATTTTACCGCCTTTTACATCCTGATTGAATTTAGCAACTTTTTGCTCGTATGATTTTAAGTCAGAATCATAAGTATCAGCCTTAGCTCTAGTCATTTCTCCATTAAGAAGTTGTCTTTCTCTTTCAAAATAACTATCTACATCCATTCCTTCTAGCAATGATGCTTTGAATTTATTTGGATTAGACCCAACTAATTCGACTAAGTCTTCTACGCTTTGTGCATTTTCAAACTGTTCTCTTTCTGATTTCTTTACTAGATTGGTAGAGACAAAACTTTTTAATTCCTTGTCAGCATTAGGATCTGATAAGTCAATTGTTTCTTGGTTTAGAATAGTACTATTAATACCATCTCCTATTTTTGATGTGACTGTTAGTTGCCAACCTAATTTTTTAAATTCTAAATTTGTTCCTTCAAATTGCTTATTTAAAATATTGGCAGTTGTCTCCTCATCTAAATCTCTAAGTTTTTTTGAGGATGGAATTTCATTAATAGAAGAATAAGCCTCAAATTCTTTTTTACCAAAGTCTTCAGCCATCATTTGCATGGCTTCTTTGTCACTCAATGTATCAAATTCTACACTTGGCTTTGTTTCCTTAGGTTGCTCAAATGTGCTTTCAACCTTTTGAGTTGTTGCCTTAGGTTTTTTCTGAATGTTTTGAACCTGATCTAAATAGTCTTCAGTTCTGACTTTCTTTTGAGAAATAGGCTCTTCAGTAACCCCCTCAAATCTTCGAGAAGAAGAACCCGATGTAGGTTTTTCCAATTTGGAAGCCGATACGGTAGACTCTTTTTTTTTTACAGGTTCTTGATTGAAACCAAACTCAGGAAACAGCGAGTTTACTTTTTTATAATCGTAATTATTCTTCTCGGCAGTAGCAACATAGTCTTTCAATAATTGCTGATCGTATCCTTTTAATTCAGGGAATAATCCAAATGCCTTGTTCCAATTGTAATTATACTTCTGTGCAGTAGCAATGAAGTCTTTTAATAGCTGTTCATTCATATGCAAATATACTTATAATATTACTAGCCCCCTCTAGGATTACCTCCGCTTTTAGCAGCTCCTCCGCCTGATGGTTTGGTGTTTGATGAAGATTGACCTGTTCTTTTTTCTCTCTCCTCATCAGTGTATGTTGAAGAGCTATATATCTTATCTTGGCTGAATGTTGAATCTGAAGGTAAATAAGCTCCAAATAATGTAAAGCCATGGATATTTTTAAATTGATCTTTACCTTCTTTGTAAACTTCTTGAGCTTGCTTTGGATCAATACCTGCTAAGTAAGAAGCTAAATCATCAGCATTTGTAACAGGCTTGAATTTATCAGGCTTTGTTTCATAATCAACATTACCTCCTGATGCCACATACATTACATTCTTACCGCCCTTATTATCAAAATGGAAGCTGTAGTCTGTAGTATTTAATGCACCTAAATTACCTGTTCTCATAGCATTGTTCGCCTTCTCGTAATAAGAAACTTTATCTGTCTTATTGCCATTACCATTGTTGTTGTTATTATTATAGTTAGGAGCGTATTGAATAGAAGGCTCTGCTTGAAGATCAGTCTTTGTCTGTTGGTCTACAGCATTACGTGTTTGTGAACGTAAGAAGTCAGTAGCTGCTTTTGTTTGTTCTTCATTAAACTTAGGACGAATCATTCCTGATCCATCATCCTCAAGTAAAATATATTTAGCATTAGTCTTTGCTAACTCAGCATCGAATGTAGGCTCATAAAAATCATTGGTTCCCGGAACCTTATCAACTGCGTCTGTCAATAAACCAAGTTGATTAAATGGATTGGCGAGTTCAGCCTTAATCATACCATTCTCCCATTCTTGATATGCAGTTAATGTTTTCTGATCCTCATCACTTAGTCTAGTTCTTAACGTAGGATCAGTCATCTCATCGATGCGAAGCATACGATACGCACCTTTTAACTTGGTGACGCTTGTTTTTAAAACATCTCCCAATGCCTCAACCTGACCATCAACAGCTGCGACATAGTTATACTTGTCGAGCTTGACATTCATTCTATTTCGTAATTGATTGACGCTCATATAGTTGTCAGGATTTTCATCCATCATCATAACTTCTTTCCCGTCATCTCCCTTTTTCTTTATCATCTTGGCAATACTCACCTGACCATTGGTCGGATTGATGTAAGCCTTGGTATTAGTGAAGTTGCTAAGACCTTCAATTTGTTCCATAAGCCAAGCCTCAGTCTCCTGTGATTTCCCGAGCTCATATCTCTCCATCATTTCCTTGGCTTTATCTTGGTATTCTTTTGATACCTCAAACATTTGCTTTGTGCTATCTCCCAAGTTCTGTCTCTGAACTGTATAGTCACGAACACTTAATCGACCGCTCTTGAGTAGTCTGTCCTGCATTAAGCGGGCTTGTGCTGCATCATTGGCAAAGTCTAATGTCCATTCATTGGCAGCTTTAAAGTCACCCGTAGGTGCATTGGCCAATGTCTCACCGTATTGGCGAGATGCCTCATCAATTGCAGCTTTCTTTTCTTCACGAATTGATGCCTCAGTGTTGAGCATATCCGTTACATTCTTCCCTACCTCAGCCCAATTAATTTGTGAGTCAGCACTGCGTTCCGCAAACTTATAGTATGTCTTAGCCATATCTTAAAATCCGAATGGGTTAAATTGATTAGCTGATGCAGCTTCATTATATAATTGACCAAACTGCTTATTTCCAAATAACATTTTATATTGGTCTTTTGTCAATGATTTTACAAATGCCTTATACTCAGGTTTTGATAATTGACTAATTGCATCAAGGTCTAAGTTTGTAAATCCTTCACCTGCTGTTCCTAATCCTTCAAAATTTACATTTCCAATTTTTTGAATTTGCTCAGGGCTTAATTCAAGTCCTGCAAAAGCAGCCTGTTCTGATTTTACGTCAGTGCCATACAATGGCGCAAGCTTAGCTGCTTGACCAAGCATGCTTGTTACTCCTGCAATTGCTCCTTTAGCAGCCTGTGCAGCACGCTCTTCGTACATTGCTGATGCAGTTTGTGCGCCCTCAGCTTCATCTAAAGCCAACTGTGTTTTAATATCTTTGAGTCTTGAGTCCTCAGCAGCTGACAGCTTCTCAAGATCAGCCATCTCTTGTCCTTGGCGCGTTTGAATATCTCTAATTGCATCTGAGTAGCCGGCATATATTCTGCCTATGCTTCCCATACCTCGTTCGCTTTCACGAGCAGCCTCAATTGATTGAGCGCCTACAGATGCCAATGCCTCACGTTCTATCTCGTATGGTTTCATTTGAACACCAAGTTGGTCGTAGACATTTACTTCTAAGAATTTATCAGCTTCTTGTCTGAATTTTAAAGCATCAGCGTCAGACTCCTTTTGGAGTTTTCTCATTTTGCGCATATCTCCAATTGAGAAGCCTGTGGTTAAGGCTGTTGATACAGCGCCACCTATTGCTGCTATTGCTGCGAATCCTAACATTTCAATTATTTTTTATATTATACAAAGATAAGTTTTTTAAGGGAAACTCTTCATAACGTCTGATTGAACAGCAAATAGCTCAACCTTATTGGTATTATCGTTCTCTAAAGTAAAGACACAATAGTGACCTAATACACCGTGTGACTCAGCAACTGAGTTCTTGATGTATAGGAAGTATGCATTCTGAACAGGTGGAACAGAGCCTCCTGTAATAGTGGTATTAACTATAAAGTAGTTATCACCTGCAGGATAGTTCTGAACAATATTGGTAACCCTACCACACAAAATAGGAGTGTTGTAGTTTGGCCCAAGTGCATAGTATAGGTAGTCACCCACACTTGCAATAGTCCCAATGGCTATCAATGGGTTTATAGAAAATGCAATCTTAGTTGATGCAGCAGGACCTGATACAGTTAAACTTCTACCAACACCATTAAGTGATCGTAAAGCATACTCATCCGTACCTGCAGGTATTGTTCCTGAGTTGCGAATGAATGCAAAGTACACTTGCTCTTTCTTCTCAAACCAATCCTTCTCAATGTATCCACTGTTTTGGATATCCGTCTCAATTGGAAGAGCTTCCCAAGAATCATCACCCTGAAGTGCTAACGTTTTGAATAACAAATTTTCCAATGGTGCTTCATTGAATACGCTAGTCATTCTTGAGTTATACTGAACGCCATAGAAATTGTTTCTAAGCGCATTTACATTATGTCGGTATAGGTTACCACCTTTAAACGTGTAAAAGTAATTGTTCATGCCAATCATCCAATCAGGTATGAATGAGTAGAACGATGGCCAACCTTCCGATGTTTCGCTGTATGTTAGTGTATATTCCATATTATGAATTGCAGTTACAATCAAAAAATTCAACTACTACGCCTCCGGGACTTCCGTTTATAGTGATGCTTTCTGAGCGAGCGCATATGTACTCAGTAGTATTTGCAGTTATTGTAAAGGTAGTAAATACACCTGCACAGTTTATATAAGCTCCTTGTTGAGATGATGAACTCATGTTATTTACCAAATAGAACGTACAAATATCTGAGCAAGATTCTGCTGTAGATATTGCATCAACTGTTACATCAGGTGTATCATTGGTTTGGCCTACAACAGTAAATGTACAGCCCGTATAAGCCACCTCAGAAACAGTAACCAAATCACCTATTGTTAATGCAATGGATGATTCTGCAACAAAGTCTTCTTGTGTAGCACATCTTCTAATGATATAGTTTTCCCAATCACAGTTGCCCATCTGAACGATGACACCATTTGATACTAAAAACCACTCATACCCTGATGGTAAAGATGATGGTGAATAGTAGTATCCATCAGATGCAGTAACCTCTCCATTAGGGTCTAAGAAAATCCAATCGAATAAACCAAGTATTACTCCATTTCCATTTACAGGAGCACTATAATAAGTAATGCCTTTTTCATCACCACATACAGCTGCTGAACTAATTCCAACTTGACTTGCTGAAATAGGCAATAGAGAAAAAGGACACGTTACAGATAAACCAAATCTTGCACCACATGGTGCTTCAACAGTGATATCCAATGATGATGGGTTAAGGCTCACCTTTGGTATAACCATAATACAGAGACCCGGTGGGTTAACTGTTAAGTTAAGTTGTGATGGTAATGCACTTACACCGGATGTGGTACCATTGTATACGTATGCATTCGTGACATTATTCCAATCGTAGTTCCCAACGATAATACCTGTTGTTGAAATACCACAGTCATTATCTTCATCTCCCATATATACAGGAAGTCCTGCCGGAGCTGTCATATATCCGTAAATAGGTGAACTGAAGGAATTGTAAGTGATGCCATCGTATACGGCCTTAAATCCATTTGGATAGAATATAGGATTAAATTTTACAATTACCGCACCTGTATCTCCCGGATCACTTCCTAAATCAATTGTTGATAGATAAACTCCCGTTTGATTTTTACTTTCATTTAAGCTTACTCCACAGTCTTCACCACATGATGGGCAAAACTTTGCAGGTCCTAATACACATGATGTCTGAACGCGCGTTATTGTTCCGTCTGAATATACACCATCAGCAGCGCATATACTAAGTGCTGCGTTAGTATATACTGCTGTGGCTAATGATAATGACGGTGCGTCTAAGTAGTATGGCATATTAATTAATTTTATTCGCTACATCCGCATTCCTGCGATACTGTTATAATTACCCCTCCTGTTATTACTAATGGTGCTACTGATGCAAGACCACATATAAATCGAGTTGTTCCCTCATTTATTGTTATTGTTTGAACTACTCCATTGCAATTAGTATATCTAACTGATGATGATCCCTCACCAACATTTTGGAGTGACCACTCACGACAAGGGCTATCACAAGGTTCGCATTCGCAGCATACGTAGTCAACATCAAGCGGGTCCTCAGACCAACAAAGTGGAACTTCGTGTACATTTCTGAAATCCCAAACTAAATACAAGTAGTCACCTGTAGTTCCTGCAGGAACGTCTGCATAGTAATATGTGCCACCACCGGCAGTTGTACCTATTGATGATGCAGCAACTAATGCATTAATACCAACAGTGGTATTTGGGTACGTGGTATTAGTTCTTAAATATCTGAACTTGTCTTGAGTCGGGTCAAAGTTGTAATTTGCAAAAGCAAACTTATTTGATGCCATACGAACAGTGCTACCATTTGTTGGTATACTTGCTGATCCTTGAATACCAAGAACTGAGTTGTATCTTGATACCACAGGGTTAGTGCCTGATGCAAAGATTACAAGTGAGCTTTGAAGTGAGCCTGTATAAGCTCCATCAGTATATCTCCACTGAGAATAGATACTCTGACCTGCATCTGAGTTAGCTGTAAGCACAACCTCAACAACAGTAAGCTCATTAGCCGTAGGGCAATTTACCGTAACCTCGATTACGATAGCTCCTGTTGTGGTAATTTGTATCTCAACTGTATCTGCAGAATTGCTGTCCTTGTCAATGGTTAATGTTCCATCAACTGAAGTAGGACCTGTGGTATATGGTGTGCCATTGTAGTTAGCTGATATCTCAAAATCTACATCAACGCCAATGCTTGTCACATTGTATACGATGTCCACATCCCCAACAACTTCACCAACATTCACACAGTACTCAGTAATTCTCTCAGCATCTGTGACTGTAAACTCTTGAGTGATACCACATGATATGCACTCAGTTACAGTTGGTATAGGTTGTTCATTAGAACTTAATACGTACTCATCTAAGTACGGATCCCATGCTCCAAGTTTTTGGGTTCCAAAGTCAGTAGTAAATAAATCCCTAAACCAAGAACCCATGCCCATATCTGAGATGACCTTTAATTGACCAAGGCCTGTCTCATTATCTTGTATGTTCAATACTGCACCACGCTTAACGTCAGTAAAGAATCGGTTCATACCCCATTGGATATAACTCTCAGGGTTAAATGAAATACCAAACTTCTCTACACGAGCTATCTGTGTACCCAATACTTCAGGTACAGAGGTGAGTGCACCACCTGCTCCTGCATCGGATAATAAGTTCTTCTCAGCCAATACGTATGAAATCTTATCTTCTTGTAAAACAAGTACGTCAGTCTGACGTGCATCAAGAATATAGATAGGTCCAAATGAGCGCTCTAGCTGCTTAAAGTTAAGTAGACCAAGGTTGAACTCATTGAGTTTATTTACGTTGCTCTCATTGTTGTATATACCACTGTAGGTCATATCAGCATATCTTCTGACAGCTTGGTAATCTTCCGCAGCAATAGTTGTGACGCGGTTTCCTAATGTGATATAGTTGCCAATGATTGAGTCTCGAATTTTGTAGCTCTCAACACCATTACCAAAAGCGTAACAATTAAAGAAGCCTGTGTCAACTACAGCAGGAGAACCTGTTGAGAAGTTTTGGTTCATTATGTTACCCTGATGCTCGCCCTGTGCATTAATCGCAAACGATAGATTGTTCTCAAAGAAGACATCAGGCAAAGTATCTGCCGGCTCAGTTTCAAAAACAAATGTTGACTCAGCTCTAAATATTTCAAATATTGCCTCAACACTTGAGTTTTTTAATCCACATGCTTCTGTTCCACTAATCATCAAACCCAAATAGTTGCTGACAGGGTCTCTATAAAATTGGTAGTAATTTATACACTCATCAGTTGGAAGTACTGATAATGATGTTGCAAGAGTTGGTATAAATGTATTTTGAATAGCACAAGCACTTGGATTACTTACGTAATCCGTACCATCATCAAGTACATTAGCCACATTATCACCAATAAACCAATTGTACATATTTGTGTAATTGGCTTGTGACACCATTTGTTTCTCTAGAGTATAAATCCTAGTCTCACAGTTATTACCACCGCCACCTTCTTTTCCTCTTTTGAATTTTATTGTGAACTTAATTATTGTACCTTGAGGTATATCATAATCTATAAATAAAAATCCGGGGTTAGCAGGGTCGTCTAAGTTCATTTGATACAATAACTTAGGGAATTGGCCATTGCTTTTTACTTCAGTGAATACATTTCCTTGAGTAATAAAAGCATTCTCAGAAAATGCAGCATTGAAATCATTTGGCTTTATTTTGATATATACACCTGCAGGTATAGTAATATTTACACCTGTAATAGAACTTGGTATAGTCAAGAAGTTTTTAGTCTGCGCTTCCTTTTCTAGGATTGTGGCATAAGCACAATTGTCAACGGGTCCTGAAGAATCTCTTTTTACAATTAGCCTATCTCCTACATTTACTTTTCGAGTATTCTCTCCTTCCAATAAGAAATAAGCGTAATTTGTTTCAGGGTCAACAAAGAATATATTACTGTAGATTGTCTCATATGTATCCCTATCTGCCTTAATGACAAACTTATATCGTGTAGCCCAATATGGGGCAATTTGTGCGTCAGGTATAGTAACGACTATTCTATTTTTAGTATTTGAATTTCCACATGGTACGTGCTCAGTATTTAATTGACTGACCAATGCAGTTGTTGATCTATTATAATCATCCATATATACAATACCAATCTCATAGTCACGATTGCTATGCAAACTTTGGTTTTGAGATATAGATTGAAATGAAGATTCAGCTGAGTTCACCTTCATGTACTCGTAAGCAGTATACGTAGGAGTTGTTGTATTATCTACGTATGCAACAGCAGGGAATTGAAATGAAACCACGTCACTACCGGCTGTGCCTATCGCTGATGTTAATAAGTTGGCTGTATTGATACCACTCGTATATTTAGCATAGGTATTCAAGTTCTGTGTCATTGCACAGTTAAACGCATCTGATAGCGTTGTACCTAAACACGCGTTTGGCATTGTCTGAACATTTGTTACTAGACCAACTGCCTCCTGAAAAGATACATCTGATACCATGTCAAACACAGAAGCAAATGTCGTCGGTAAATAATACGTAAACGACACATCAACATTTGAGTTGGTTTGAGTAGGGAATGGTGTGCTTCCCGTGAATGCTGAGTGACTAAGTGAAAAATCGATTGTAATGGACGATCCTTCTGTCAATGGTATTCCTGCTAGGTCAATATCTAAAACAGCGTCAGAAATAGTCTCAGCGCCATTTATGTTGTAATCACCATCAGCTAATGAGTTTGGTATTTCAGTAAGACCAATCGCCTCGCTAAATAATGTGGTGTAATACTCAAATCTTACCGCATTCCCAAATTTGTCTAGTAAGTCATACCCCTCTAAATAGTTCCCGTACATTAGACGATTACCCATAATAGTCTGAGCCTTGGCCAACAATGGAACATTGTCATATAGCCTTAGTATCTCTGACTCAGGAAGAACTGTGAATATCTTGCTGTTTGTAAAGTTATAGGTGTAGTCAGTGTTGTCTATTAAACCAAGCTCATTCTTATCAAGCTTCTCAATAACTCTAATGATATTGCTCTCCATCTCTTTGAATAGCAAGTCAACACCAACAACCAATGGGCCGCCTGTGTTGTATGTAATCACAACAGAGTTGAATGAGTTGACCATACCGTTGTTCAAGAAGCTATCATTGCTAAACTCAAATGGATCAGGAATAAACGCAGGCTCAGTAAATTGAGAGATTGCTGAATACTCATTGTTCTCATATCTGTAGCGATATGCAAAGCAAATGAAGCGCTCAGTCAAGAAGTTCTCTTGACCCGGTACATTAGTCAACTGAATCTCAGGTGCCTCAACCGGTGGCTTCTTAATTACAAGCGTAGCCTCATTTGTGAATTGGTCTATGTTACCAATAGGATTTGCGTAGTTCTTTGTAACGTCAATTACGCGTGGCGCGTTGTAGTCGTCAGAGAAAAATAACAAGTCATCAATCTTATTGACAGCCGTAATCACATACTTCTCATTGAAGTTTAGCGTGGTGTTCACACCATCACTATCATCAATACTAATGATGTGGTACGTTAGTATGTTGGTTAGTACATTTAACGATACAATCAAGTCAAGTTTTCCGGTTGCTCCAACAGGAAAGTTTGAGTCGTGCACAAACCAATAAATGGTCTCGTTAGCTCCATCCTCAAACGCACCAATTGTGCGAGCATCTATGCTTAATGGCGTTCCATCAATGTAAACCAATGAGGTAATTTTTAAATTACCTTTTGTGTTTTCAATGGCACCAATCTCACTAAGTTCAGTTGAACCCATACGCACATTCAATGCGTCAATATATTGCCCATTGGGTATAAGTCGTTCATCAACGACCTTATTCATTTTACCCGCAGTAAAGTTTCTTGTAATTTTTGTCATGTTACTTTACCCACTTATGCTGACCACGTAAGTTCATTAACAAACGGCCCGGATGAATATTACTCAATCTAATTTTTGCATTACGCAATAGAGATGACTTTTCTTTTCGTGCTCTCATTACTACATATTCTTGTACACCAAGCTTTGAGTTGAGTATCTCATATTGAATATATGCGTACACATATTTCTCAAATAACTTGTTTACAGTCACTAAGCTGTCGTCACCATTCTCCATACCATCAGATACGTACTCAAGGATGACAGACTCTCCTGACATGTGCGAGCTAAAGTTAATAACTCCTGCCTTCTTATCAATGGTAAATGTTGGATTTCCGTTAGCTGTTTCTGTATTTAAACCATATCGGGTACCAATACCTGCCTCAAAATACCAAGCCCCATCATAGTTCCAACCCTCCTGTCCATCAAATTGATTTCCCGGATTTAAGTAGATGCTCTTTTGTGTACCTGTAATACGGTCCCAATCAAGCTCAGAGAACTGTGGTTCAAGTGCATTTCCGTCTTGATCAAATAGAATCCTACAATCATTATCCTGTAGGTAAGCCTTTGCTGACTGAACTTGAATATTCTCAGTCATTGGTCTAATCCAACCGTCCTTATACAAAGATATGCGCACCCAATTGACGTAGTCAGAAGGTAAAACAAAACGAAGTTGATCACATATAGTGAGCTGAAGCACTTTAATTTCTTTAAATGCGTCATAGTTTAGCTCTTGGATAGCACGCTTTGCATGGAAGATTATCTTATAGCGCTCCTCATTGTTAACCAATGAATGATTACCTGTATACATCAACATAAAATTGTTGACGATATCATGTAGACTTACATACTGATAAGAGCCCCAATTGGCATCCTCAGGCGCATTACCGCCATTTTCGTAATATTGATACTGTGAAATATATGCCATGGTCTATTATTGTTGTTGGCTAAATGCAGGGTTCTCAGACTGTTCTTGCTGAATAGCATACTGAGCAACTTGAATCTCTCTAATTGACATCCCGCAGTACTGAAGAATTTTCATTACCACTTTGTATTCATCTTCTCCCGGTAATTCAAAGTCTTGGTAGTCAGGTTGTGACGGGTCAAATGATGGTTCACCATTACTTATCAAGTTGATGTATGTCCACTTAGGATCTAAAGGTAACCTAAAGTATGAGCACTTTAATGATGACACTCCATTGATGGTGTCAGGGTATACACTGATAGTATCACCTTCAATAATATAAGATGGATACTTTGTGGTCGGTGCCGTAAGCATTGAGTCCAATAACATATACAAACGTGCGTTAGCAACCTTCTCAGCGTCCCCTAATCTTGTTGTGCCCGTTGGGTCAAAGCAAGTAAGTCTGCTAATCATATAGAAGTTGTATCCTGTTGTTACCAATGATGGTAAGTAGTATTTATTTGTTGAAGGCGTAACCTGTGTGAGCGTATCATTACGCAAGAAGCCCTCTAAGACTTCTGCAATAGGATTCTCGATATCAGCATACTCAGTGCCTGATAGCCTTGCATTCTCTGCATTTATAGTCTTATTATAGCTGCTGTAGTACTCTTCGTAGATTTCCATCTGAGCCTGTTTTGCAAACAAGTTAAAGTCAGAAGGAGATATATAGCCGTAGTTGTTCTTGTTAAGAACTGACAATACGGTGTTTCTTACTGAGTTAATCATTGAAATATCTTTTCACAAAGATACAAAAAAATAAAGGTGCCACTAGGACACCTTTATCAAACAAACAAATGAGTAGAACTCTAAAACAACGTTACAAATATAACATTATTTATGCATTCTCCAAATGGTGCTCTAACATTTTCAATGCTTCAACACCTTCATCAGTTTTAAGATACATAGCGACTAGCACATATGGGTCTTCACCGTAAGGTATATTGAGCATTTTCTTTTTGTTAGTAGGTGTATTATACCAAACTTCTTTGTTTCCACTTCGGAAACCAAGTAATCCCATGTCAAAGAATATATGAACTTGTGATTGTAAGTGTAGCATTGGATCTTCAAGTGCATTCAAGAAGTTAAGCGGGTAGTTACGTGCATAGATAAGCACATCGCGCTTCATTTCTGCTGTGGTAACACGGCTTACATCTTTGTTGAATAATACTCGATATACTGTCTCAAGTTGCTCAATGCTTAACTCACGAGCTCTGATTAATGCATCAACCTCAGTTGCCAAGAATTCAACTTCTTCTTGTGCATCACGCTCTTTATTTACTTCTTCAAATACGATACCATTCTGTGGATGGTAATATAAAAACTCCTGTAAAACAGGATTGTTTTTAGGAACGTTTAAGAATCCGCTCTCAAAGATAATAGGTTGGATAAGTGGGTTTCCATCTTGCTCGTCCTCAAATGGGCTCTTTTGGTTTATTGCATAACGAAGAGGTCTGTTTTGATTGGTTTCCTCATCGTACCAAAGGAGTGCTGAGCGTTTTGTGTTTCTTGCTGATAGCATATAAGACAATGGTGCCTTATCATTTTTGAGTCTATAAACTCTGTCGGCAGCAGCCAACTTTACTTTTTTTGACATAAGATATAATATAATTAAAGTTTACAATAAAAATAGAGAGGGACCGAAGCCCCTCTCATATTTTGAGTGCTAATTAGGCACCGTAACGGAACAAGAAGAAGTTGTTCGCGCCCAAGGTACAAAGTGCACGCTCAGACAAGAAGTTAACTTCCATTGCATCGAGGTCGCTAGTAGCAGCACCACCGGCAGAACCTGTGATCCAAGTTTTGTAACGACGATCTTCAGTTTCAGACGCACGGTAACGAACGTGTAAGAACGGACGCTTAGCGTTTTTACCAAGGATTTGATCGTATACAGTTGTTGAACCTGCAGGAACAAGCATACCTGTGATTACGTTAGCAGTTGAAGCTCCTGTAGCAGATGCAGTCAAACCACCACGCATTGTTGGATCGTTGAGGTATTTCCAATCTGTTTTGTAGAAGTCATAACCACGACGGAATCCTGAGAAACCAAGGTTAAGGGCCATGTCACGGTCGTTGTCAAACAAACCATAAGATGTACCTGCAGCACCATAGCTGTTTTGAGAAGCCAACATATCGTCGATGTCGAAAGAGAAATCACGATTAACGAACAATACGTTCTCTTCGATAGAACCTTGTTTGTCAAGACGAGAAATCATATCGTCGAAATCTTGCAATGATGTTGGGTTACCACCGCCCCATACGTTACCACGAGAGTTAACAACGTAGAAAGCACCTTCAGAACCTTTGTTACCATAGATTGGGTTGACACCTGAGTTAGCAACACCTGAACCTGATTCAGCAGGAACAGCTTCTAACATTGCAGTTTCGAGGTAGTCTTCGAAACGGAGACGAGTTTCGTGCTCAGACTTCAAATACCAAAGGTATCCGTTAGCACCATTCTCAGTAGTGATTTCAATCCAACCGATCTGAGCCATGTCAGAACCATTGACAGCATACTTGTCTTTGATGATGATTGGGCTGTTAGAGAAGATTTCGTCTTCTGCTTCCAATGAACCAATCATACCTACAGTACCTTTCTTGAACTCAGAACCATAAACAAATACGCTAAATTCGTTAGCTGTAGAAGCATTGGTAAAACCTGCAGTTTCGTAGAAAGCAACTGTAAATTGGTCAGTAGCTGTGTTAACAGCAGTAACGATTGCTTTGTTTTGGGAAGGACCCGCAACGTTAGGAGTAATCATTACAGTTTGACCTGCGCGGATAGCGATACCTGTTACGTTCAAGTCATTCACTTGGAAGATAGCAGTGTTAGCATTTGTTGCAGTAGCTGTAGAAACAACTTTAGTGTACTTAGTGTGAAGACGACCTTGTTCTGCCCATTTGATTTGGTCAGAGATAGACGGCATCTCAGCACCTACCATACGAAGGAAAGATGCAACGGTACGGTTTCCGTAACGCTCAAATTCTTTCTCATATGTATCAGGTAAATACTGATTCATGAAGTTAAATCCGTTTGACGGGATGTAGTTTGTTGACAAAGCTACCTGTTCAGCACTTGGCTGTAACTGATAACCGGGTGTAGATAAAACAGACATTTTTTTTCTTTTTTAATAGTTTATATTCTTTTTGCACTTGTGATTTTCAATCCATTGCCTGAGCCCGGATTTACTTCTCGGATTTGCATTCCTCCTTTGGAGATTGTCTCAGGTGCTCTGCGCTCAGACATATTCACATTTTTTATTTTTTTAGTGACATTGTCTGTCGCATCGGCCTGACCTTGTTCGTAGAAGAACTTGGCAAACTTCTCAGGATTCATTGCGATCGCTAAAGCTCTATGGTATCCCGCAGCATCACTTACCATTCCGCTCTCATCCAAATACTTATTGATAAAGTTTGTTGGAGTTGATTGGAGCTTCTTAAGCTCTGTTGCGTCACCGGGAGAGAAAACCACTTTCTTGTCGTCAATATTGAACTCAAAACCTTTGAATTCTTGACTAAACACCTCATCAGTTTTCTTTAGGAACCAATCACGTTTGCGACCGTTTTCCTCCTCTAGGGTTTTAGCTTGTTGTATGTATTGTTTGTAGGCCTCGAATTCTTCTTTCTCTTCAGAAGCAATTGAACTTCCCCTTGACTCAAGAGGTTGTTTGTATTTCTCCTTTTCAGATGTGAAATAATCCTTGGCTTTAGCAATAGCCTTTTTCTTAGCAATCTTGACTTTCTTAACGTGAGATTCATCATCTAAATCTTCATCATAAGAAAACTCTTCCAACAGGGCATTAATGTCGTCCTCATCGAGACCAACCTCTGTAGCCATGAGGTATTGCTTCAGCATTTTATCAGGATTCATGGAATCAAAGTCTTCTTGCAATTTCAAGTAGTCTTGAATACCACGTCCTGTTTCTTTCTTGTACTTTAAGAATGCCTCAACATCTTCAGGTAACGGTTCGTTTTCCTGACGTTGAGCCATCAACTCGTCAAACGAATTGATTTCCTTATTGTACCTTTTTCCCAAATATGAAAGAACGTCTTCTTCTTTTAGCTCAGGTGTCTCAATTGGCGGTGTCTCAATTGGAGGTGTTTCAATTGCAGGTGGATCGTTATTTAAACTCTCCTCATGCTTTTGTAATAATTCCTCTTCAATTTGAGCTGCGCTCTTTTCAACAATTCCTGTTACTTCTTTTACTTTAAATTCCATTAGATTTAATTTTTACAAAGTTATATATTATTTTTTATTGTTTTAACGTGGCTCAAATTCAGCCATGTCAAAGCCATCAAGGGAATCCTCATTGGATTCAAAACTTATCGGTGGTAGGTTGTTCTTTCGCTGATCAATCAACTTAGATTGCTCTGAGTTTTGTTGACTAATACGTTTAGCTTTAGCGTCTTCTCTTTCTTTTTCTCTTTTATCCAAAGATTGAACATCCATTCCTTTGAGCTGCATTTGCATATCAAACTCAGTCTGCATTAATTGCTGCTTGAGTACGGCCTCATTCTTCATCTTCTCAATCTCAAAAGCCACCTCAGCTTGCTTAAGCTGCATTTTAGATTGTGTCTCAAGTTGGATTTTCTGCATAGAAGTTTGAGCAGCCATCTGTTGGATTTGAACTTGCTGCTGAGCTTGGATAGCCTGAGCCTGCATTGCACGCTGTTGCTCTTTCTCTTCTTTCTTAACTCGCTTGAGTTTTAAGAGTTGGTTAGCCAACTTGAGATTTTTAATTTCGCGTATATCAATTGCATCCTCAAGGTTAATATCACCTTTAGATAAAGCAATTTGAATATTTTGCTCAAGCTGCGCTTTCTCTTCTTCGTCGGGAGAGATGTCGATGAAAATTCCGAAGTCATATACGTATAGGTCTTTAATTTCATTTAAAATAGATACATTGTATTTTCCAATCTTATTGGCAAAGTCATCTCTAAAGTCAGCATATTCTAAAATATCTGCAATTCTATACGTAAGTGCTTCAGCTATTGATTTGAACATATATAGACTGCCGTCAAGAATGTGACGTGTAGCTGTGTTTGAGTTAAGCGCTGCAAGCTTCTGTACACCAATCAATGCACGAGGATCAGGGTCTGAACCATCACGAGCCTCATTAAGACCTGTTACTGAACGTAACATATCCATATAGTGGTTGTAGTTTGCAATAAGCATTTGTGTCTTAGCAGCACCGGAGTTACTGTTTAACTCTTGGATTGGAACACGAGCATTATTGAACTCACCATCTTGAGTATAACTACGTCCAATTACACTACCCGTTTGGAAGTATAGTCGGAGTGCATCCTCAGGATTGTAAGCTGCTCCTGTACCAAGGTCAACCTCATTGAGACCATCGGCATCGATGAACACACCATCAGGCACAACACGTGCAATTACTTGCTGAAGCTTCAAGTGCGTCAACTGAATCAAGTCAGCAAATGGTATCATTCGACGAACCATTGACTCAATAACACCTTTGTACATACGTGGCGCAACAGCTACGTAGTTTGGTAAAGCGTGCTGAGTAGCTGACTTTGGTCTAACCATATTTTCAGCCATCTCCCACTTAAGTAGGATATTGGTACCCATGACCATAATGCCATTATACCAAACGTCAATTATCTTCTCGATTTTTTCAAAACGACCTTCTTCCATCATCTCCACAGGAGGATTGAAGTTTTCGTCTTTCTCAATTACTCTCGTATTTCCATTGTCAAGAATTTTCTTCTTGTATACAATTTTCTTAGTAGTCTTATAGTTAAAGTAAAGAAGAGTACACGTATCACGGTAAAAAACATTATTCTCATAGAACTGAGCTACATTGTAGTAGTCATACCAACTTTGGCTATATTTTGAAATTTGCTCCAAGTCCTCACGTGTGAGTGATTGGTCAATCTTGTAAAGCTCTGTAATTGAAAGCGTTCTGATTTCACCCCAATAGAAACAGTCTCTAAAGTATGGGTCTTCAGTGTAGCTGTACACAATGTTTGCAGGATCTACGTATGAGATTTGAACACCTGCTCCCGGAAGGAACTCGTGTTTCTCTACAGCGATACCAATAGTCATTAGGTCGTAGTCACACTGCTTACGAATATTGTCATATCTGTTCTCATCAAGAATGGTATTGATAGCCTCCTCCTCTGCAATCTCAATGGCAGGTTTGTAGTTGAGGTTCATATACAATGATAGCTCTTCATCAGTGCTTGGGAGTTCATCAGGGTTCATCACAAATGGATCAACACCTGTTTGCTCTTGTATATTCATCAGAAGGTCTTTTGCAACCATCTGACTCTCAATCATATCTTGATACTTATTTCTTTTTGCCTGAGACATTCCATCCTGAGCATATGCCTTAACCTTGAATAAACGGTCAGACATTCCATTGACAACAATGTCAACAAACTTAGGAATGATTGGAACAGGTGTCCAATCAAGGTTGATATATGATAGGTCACCATCAACAGCAAGTTCATCCTTATATTTGGCAATAGGCTGCTCACCACGCGCATATAAACGCAGTCTGTGAAAATCACGCCATTGGCTGTAGTATCTACATTGATTGCCATCTTTACGGAACCACTCATATTGTATAGCCTGTCCAACTTGGAGACCAAACTCATCGGTTGCCTTTTCTGCATCAGTTGCGAATTGACTCGGAAATGATGTAGATGATATGTTTACTATTACTTCTTTCATGTATTCAAGGAGCTAATATTCCCTTTATTATTATATGTAGCAAATTTAATGCTTATTTTTGACTCTTTTACCTCAGGTTGATATAAGTGCTTCTGACAAGCCATAATAGCCAATCCTGAGCTAATTGTCGCATCAAACATTGTACGATCGCTAATATCGAATTTAGCCCAATCCTCTAGTGTTTTGTTGAACGGCATAAAGCCCATCTCACCATCTTCCTGAACACCGATGTACTTCTCGATGTAACTCTCAATGGCCGCAGCATGAGCCTGCTTGACATCTTCTGATGAGTTTGGTATACCACCTAGCTCACGCTCTGTCTTAGACAACTTAGCGTACACTTTGTCAGGACGATTGATACAGAACCCACGGTATCCTCTGTTCTTAAAGTGATACAGCAAACGCGGTTTATTGTTCTCAATCAAGATTGGCATACCATAAAACACACAGGCCATCAATACTTCCTCAAAGAATATCTCTGCAGTCTGTGGACGTGCAATGTATTCTAAGAAGAATTGATTTGTCGGAGCCTCGTCCATGTGGTATTTGGTTAGACCATGAAGAGCACCATTTGAACCACGTCCTACTACAACCCCTGAGATGTCATAGGAGTCACATCCAAAGGCACCAATGTGCTCATTACCGGGATATCTAACCCCATTCTTTGTATACACTTGGTTTTGCAAATGCTTTGTAGGAGCCCATGATATTAAGAACCTACCCCTTCGATCAGGGGTGAATATCACTTGGGTATCTTTGATGCCATCCTTCCAACTAAATGAACCTCTAGTGTAGTGATGCTCTTTAATCAATGTATCATTAAAGTCAATCTGCTGATATATCTTGGTCAAGTTGAATAGAGCGGACTTACTCTCATCTCGGAATGCGTGAGACTCTGTCCTTGGAAACTGACGATAGAATTCGTTAAGTGCGTCAGGGTCGTTCTTCAATGAGTCAACCTCTGCCTCCCAATAGTCAATGGCCCCATTAACAATCATATTCCCATCAACACCCTTGATTGGCGCATTTGGTTTACGCAATACAGGCATGCCATAAAGATCAATGAAGCCTTCCATATTCCACTCCATCGGAATGAATAGACCATAAAGCCCTGACTTGGTTTGACCATTGGCATTTCGTGTAGACGGTTTAGAATCCTCATACAAGTCTTTGTAGTTCTGACCACCTTTGCTCAATGCATTTGATGTAGAACCCATCATGCACTTACCGATAATCTTAGAACCCAAACGCAAACATGTTTTGGTTACTCGCCAATTGTTCAGAATGTTATTTGGCTTAGTCCATTTTGCACTCTCATCATGCGCTAAGAACAATAGTTTCTCACCATCATAAGAGTTCTCATCTGTGTTCTTCCAATCTATTGTTGTGTCAAGGCCATCTACGCCATCCTCATCAATCTCATGCATATTCTTTTTGGTGATCTTAGAAGCAGGAACGCGATATGCAAGCTCAGTCTTTGGCTTATCCATACCATCCATTACCGGCTTGAAGAAGAACGGTAAGTTGCTGTTGATAGGCACAACCTTATCGGTGAACATCTTCTTGGCATCGGAACCTGTCTTTGATAGGATACCAACCCTAGAGTCTTTTGCAAGAGTTGCAATGTTCACACATTCAGATGACGACATAAAGGAGAACCCGGAACGACGTATCTTTAAATACACCATTCCAAAACTTCTATAGTCAGCCTTACAGGCCTCCCAATAGATAAAAAAGATACGGTTTGCTTCTCGGAAGTCAGGATATCCGACGTCAATCTTAGACCACTGAAGGTACATGTAGTGGGAACCCGTCATATATGTCGGAGTGCCGTTGTTCATAAACCAATGCCCCTGATCTCTGCGATCAAACTCTTTCTCTATGTAGTCAACGTATTGTGCTTTGAATTCTTTAGGCATCTCGTGCCATTGGAAGATTGACTGAATGCGACCCAACTGTTTTGGTATGTCAACACGCTCCCAATACTGCTCTGATGATTTTGAACTTCTGCTTGTGCAATTTGAAGGGACATCAGGAAGGGCTATATTCACTCCATTGATGTTGTATATATCACCTATCCTTCCTGTCTTTGATAAGATTACAACATCGTATTGGTCATTATAACCATACTGCCAACTATGGTTTCGGTTCTTTTGATCTTTAACCCTCTTAGGTATGTAATCTTTGATAACGCTATATAAACTATTTAGCTCTTCGCTCTGCGAATCCCTGTTTAATGTCAATTTTTGGTGATTCATCTTTTACCTCCTCCAATATAGCCTTCTCGGCTTCGATTTTATTTAGAATTTCGAATGCATCAAATATAGCTAATCGTTTTGATGCTGCAGCGTTCTTTAATTTGTCTACTGACAAGTCATCCTCAGGATCAGGTTTAATGATATCCTCTTTAGCAACCTTGATGAGTTGCTCAACAGCTCTGTATCCCGCCTCAATAATATTACGTCTTAAGTCTTTCTCTCTGCTCATAATTTTACTGTGATTTGATGGTCATACATACGGTATAGCTTCTCATCATCTACGATGAACTCATACTCACTCTCAGGCTTAAAGCATACCTTGTCTCCGGCTTTTACTCCGGCCTTTATAAGCGCCTCGTTTGGATAGCGCATAATGCCCATCAACGGCTCTTCACTTAGTGGCTTATAGATGTATGAGTCTTCGGGTTTCACAGGTTCAATAAAGCAGTACTTGTCGTATGCCATCCAAGACTCTCCGTCATGGAACATATAGAATTGGTCAGGCTCGATAAAGAACAGGTCTTCCTTGAAGAAGCTCTTGCCGCTTTTACGGCGACCCTTCATGTCGTTGTAGAACTTGAATACGTTGTGATGCACAAGTAGCTTATGCCCGGGCTTGATAGGCCCTTCATAGCCTAGTGGTACCTCGACAACCTCAGCCTCTCTATTTGAGAACCTATGGTCTTCCTCTGAGGTACTTATAATAAGGTCGATACCACCAATCTCCTTGGTGTTATTGTATCTCTTCCCCTTAAGCGGTTTAGTGATAAAGTAAAATGGTGATTGCATTAGATATTTATATTGTACTCAATGGCAACAGGAACGGTATTGTTGAATTCCTTCCAAAGAACAATCTCGCTCTTATCATTGGTAATATAAATCTTAATTGACATCCTGTCATCATCATACTTAATGAGATGAATTTCTTGGGTATCACCTAAGACCTTCTGTCCTACGATATAGTGCATTGCACCTCCCTTGTAGTCAGGTCCTACAGATATCTTTCTGATATACATTAACCAACTTTGTTTACAGTGAGAATGACAGATGGTGTCTCAGGATGAACACCTGATGCAGCTCCATAAAGAATGTCAATAGCAGTTGTACTAGTAGACCACATTAATTGAGCCTCAGCTCCTGCATCCATCTGAATGAAGAAGTTCCAAGCTGCAACTAATAGTCCTGCGTTAGCTTGAACAGACACAACTGTATTGGTAAAAGGTACATTTACCCCATTCTTTCTCAACCAAAAATTCACCTGCTCTGCAGAACCTCCACTACCACGTCTTAGCTGCGCAGAAAATGCGATGTTATATACACCTTGATTACCTGCTTTGATAATGGTCTTATTTCCTAGTCCATCTAGAATAATAGAGAATCCACTCGTTGCAGTTAAGTCAGTTGAGCTCAACTTAATAGGATATGCAGTATTTGCAACTAAAGCAGTTTGTGTGGTTACGTCATAGAAGCTTCCATAGTAAGGAGTCAATGCGCTAAGTGATGCTGCTGTAGCATAAGTAGTTGAATCTACTGATCCGTCAGCCTTTAAGAACTGCGAAGATGTACCACCTGTCTTAATAAAAGAATTAGCAGTAATGCCATGAACGCCTAAATTAACAGGTCCTGTAGCTCCTGTGTAAGGAACAAGTAAACCTGATGATGCGCCAAGAGATAAAATTTGACCAATAGTGAAATTCTTAGTGGCATTCATGTCATTGACGTCAGTACCAATAAGTTTATCTCCTACGTTAGGAGTTGAATCATTTGCATAGCTACTAATCTTACTCATCTCTTATTTTTTTGTGACCTCTCCGGTTTGGAGGTTGATTACAGCATCCTCACCGTATTTGTCCATTAGACCTTTTTCGTGTTGCTGAAACTCTAGTCTTAGCATATCAATATGCTTTAATAGACCATGCTTCTGTAGCTCAACGTCAGCAAGCTGAATCTTTAGCTTGTTAAACTCGTTGTGCATTGCTTGAGTAGCCTCTAGCTCCTCCTTAGTTAAAAATTTTTCTATTTTCATTGGATTTAATTTTTACAAAGATACAATTTATTAGACAATTATTTTATATGAATCAATGCTCTTCTCAACTCGATCAACACCACCCTTCATTATTCTAATATTTTTTAGCCGTAAAATGCGACCACCAATTGGTTTTGGAGGAGCACCTCTCTCAACGTGCCACCCATGATGCCCATCCTCATACTCCTCTTTGTAGGTGCCTGTAAGCATTAGATGAATTTGACGCTGCTTCATTTGATATCCTTTGGTTGGATGATGTTGAATCATATCTCTTACATCATTTCGAGATGCATTCTCGTGGATGTGACCCATAGTAAATACATCAAAGTCCTCATATAGCTCTAGTGCTCTAGTTAGATTTATTGCTCCCTTTGTAACAATTCCTCCACCACCTGATCCATGGAAATATTTTACTTTGTAAGTATTTACTGATCTAGTACCAATCTTAAATACCAACCACCCGCCGTAGCCTCCAACCTGAACATTTGTTCCACACTTTAAATTAAGTAGGTCAACAAAACGCTGAAGGATATCTGTCTCCTGCCACTTGATAATTCCTGTCTCATGGTTACCATAACCAATAACAGTTAGTATTTCAGCATATGGAGACCACCACTCTACAGCAGTCTCAACGATTGAGTCAAGATACCTGAAGTTGTTGTGCTCAGGTCTAATGTCTGATTTGTTTCTACGATTATCTCCGCGACCCTGCATAAGGCAGAAGAAGTCACCATTTATCATGACAGGTATGTCATACTTCTTAAAATAATCTAAGTGACTTTTTAATACATCCCAATCGCACTTTGGATTGTCCCAATGGATGTCCGATAACATTGCTATATGAAAGTCATCCGTAGGGGCGATTATCTCATGTAAATTTTTTGAGTGCTTGATTAATTGCATACCGTGTTATTAGGGTGATTATTATTCCCGTCAGTAGACCAAACAGAAATAAGTTTGACTTTTTTTTCGTCTTTATCTTGACCTTGTTATCCTGTTTATTGATCTTCACAGCAGCATCTAAGCTATCATCGTGCATTTTAATTTCAGCTTTCAAGCTGTCATCGTACACTTTTCGTATGTGCCTTAAGCTGTCATTAAACCTTCTGTTATCAAAACGAACTTTCCACTTAGGGACGTACTGCGTCACTAACTTAGGCACTAGTGAATCTTTATAGGTAATAACGGGATAAGGCTTACCCTCAATCCACATAGTGTCCACAGTGGATACCTTAAAGGTGTCCACATGGATAGTATGCATATAACCTTTTTTTACAGCTTTTTGATGCAGGCGCTCAGCACCACACGATAAAAGTAGGTGCAATGACAGAATGATAAGTGCAAATCTTTTCATTACTTGAAAAATGAGCGCTTCTTGTCAGCGCGGTTCTTTGATTGAGACTGCATACGTGTACGCGTGCGTGACTTATGGGCTACGTCTTTTCCATCTCCGTTACCATAGGTGCCACGCTCTCGGTTCTCTTTGTTGAGTCCGGCACGATATTCCTTACGATCATCTGTAGAGTGGTATTCCTTGTCATACTTCTCCTTCTTGGCTCTTGCCTCAGGATTTGACTGATAGTACTTAGCACTCTTTGATGAACCCGTTTTAGTTCCCGCTAGTTTGTTT